GTTCTTTTTAAATGGAACTTCACCATCTGGAAGTAAAGACTTCACAGATTCATCAAAATTCCAAATCAAAACAGATTTAAGATGTAAGGATTCATTCTGTTTAAGAATTTGAATCTTCTTTGCCTTTGTTTTTTGTTTTGATACCAATGACAATACTTCACTCAAAAGAGGATTGTTTGGTAATCTAGCTTCTCCCAATTCGGGATGTGTCGTAGTCATAATTCGTCGTCAATTTCACTATCAAAATTTACATTTTCAAATCTAAAAGCAATGATTTCGTCTGGAATAACGTTTCCTTTTAGATCGTACATCTCAGGATGCATTTCAGAGATGTTTGTTCTCTGGTTATGTTCTTTGTATAACCACCCTATTATACCACCAACACAGAGAAAAAGCACTGCTACAAGAGTGCCAAAAGTTAAAGCAATCGCTAACACGTTTTTGTTACCTTGAATGAATTGTTTTAAGTTAAACTTTTTTGGCGGTTTCCTCCTACGTTGTAACATAAGTTCAACGCCTTTATTTAGTTTTAGTTTTACGTCTCCCTCTTCTTCTTTCTTTTTCGTATCTTTGAGCATCTTCTAAAATCCCATTAAAATAATCTCTAATCTTCCTCGCATTTGGTTTTCCAAGATGACCATACGCTTCTCTTAGAAGTTGATGATCGCCATCTTTTCCACCCTTGATGTACTCACTTAGATCATTAATCAAATCAATTAACTCTTTAGCCGTTGAACTTTGATTAAACTCCTTGGCACCAACTCCTGTTGTTTTACAGGACTTCATAAAATCGTAGAACTTTAAATGAAATTTACTTTCTTCAAATGCAACGTCAATTGCTTTATCTACGATTGTGTAAATGTCTTCCATTAAACTAAGTTTTTTTCCTCTAGATATCTGAATGTGTCTAAACATCCTCCAATTAATTTACCATCCACCGTGATTCTTGGGAATGATGAGTTTCCAAACTCAGATATGAATCCTTCTTTAGTGAAATGATCTCCGAGTTTATAAACAACATAATCTACCTTTGCTAAATCTAATAACTGTTTTGCTTTGGTGCAATAAGAGCATCCTTCTTTGGAATAAACGGTGAATTTCATTTAAACTTTAAGTGCATTAACTGTTTCCCAATCTTTTTGGAAAAGATCTAAACCTTTATCTGTTAGAATATGATTGTACATCTTTTCAAATATAGATGGAGGCATCGTGACGATGTTTGCACCATATTCAAAAGATGCACTGACACTTCCGACATCTCTTATCGATGCGGATAAAATCTGTGTGCTAACAGGATTATATAGTACCGACTGTTTTTCATAGATGTCTGAGATTTGTTTGATCAGATCTAAACCACTAAATGAGTTATCATCAACTCGACCCACGAAAGGCGAGACGTAGGCAGCGCCTGCCTTCGACGCCAGTATCGCTTGAGCAGCACTAAAGATCAAAGTTACATTAACCCTTATTTCCTCCTCTGCCAGGATCTTACAGGCCTTAAGTCCTTGTGGTGTGCAAGGCACTTTAATTGTTGTGACATCACCAAATTTCTCAAAAAGTCTGCGACCTTCCTTAACAAATTCGTAATAATCATCCGTCACAATCTCCATACTAATATCATCGATACCAATGATTGTGAGTTCCTTATATACTTGTTCTGGATCTCTACCACCCTTTTTAATCAGAGTTGGATTTGTTGTGACACCATCAATTAATCCTGTATCGTAATACTTTCCAATTAGATTAACATCTGCTGTGTCAAGAAAAATTTTCATAAACGAGATAATTCTTTTCACACAGTATCACCAATCTTCCTCCGTGTCAAGTTCAAAGTCGGCATTTGCACAATATCCATGAACATCAATCTCCATCTTATAGTGAGCATGAGTATGAACTACCTGTACAAGAACAAGAGAACCCACCAATATGAAATTACATACAGTCAGTGGGTGAGTGATTGCATTAATTATTTTTTTCATAGACTTATAATAACATAAAAAAAGACCCCTGCAATGCAGAGGTCTTTGGGTTTGTTCCGATTGTAGAGACCGCACGAACGATGTCTCAATCTTATTTATTAACCGATTGTTGGTGCAGTTAAAGCAACTGTAGAAGACTCAGCACATGCTAGGTCTAGTGGGAAGTTGTGTGCATTTCTTTCATGCATTACTTCCATACCTAAGTTTGCTCTGTTCAACACGTCGCCCCATGTAGGAACGATTTTACCATTAGCATCTACAACTGATTGGTTGAAGTTAAATCCGTT